CCGGGTCGTTCTCGATACTGTTGAGAGCAGAAGCCGGACCACCCACACCGATGTGGGGCGGGTCGCAGTCGCCGCACAGCACCTCGCCGCTCAGCCGATCTGCGTCCATCCGCATGGGCTCACCGCAGCTACCACAGAACGACCGGAAGAACCGGCTGCCGGGGATGGGATCGCCGTGCCTGGTCCCATCAGGCGCGCGCCGGGCCATCCGGGAATCGCGAGGGCGGGTTGTTCGTGTGAGTGATGCCATGAATCTCCACCAGCACTTTGCCGCCCGGCGTCACCGGGCCACGCTCGACAATCAACCGATCAATCTGCGAGTCGTCTCGGTACGCCCCGCCCTTGGCGAGCGAATCGAGCAGCGCCTTCTGCACGTTGTCCAGGTCGCGCCGGCGGTTGTCGGGCGGGCAGACGGTGACACGCACCTCCAGCCGCCCGTTCATCCGCACCACCCGCATCACCGCGAGGGCGGCGCACACGCTTGCGCGGTAGCGCCGCCCCTCGCGGCTCAGCACGGTCCTTGCGCCCATCCGTCGCCAGATGTGGTTCACACTGGGCGGGTACGGGAGCTCCAGGACGCGACCGGATGGACTTAGCGTTTCCAGGGCGGCGTGCTCCCGGGGCCAGCGCCGACGGGAGCGCGGGCGCTCACCGGCGAACCGCCGCCGCCCTTCTTGGCGTAGCCCTTGATGACGTTGGTGAACTCACCGTTGTCGTCGCGCTTCTTCAGCCCGACGTTGATCTCCAGGGGGACGTTGTGGAGCTCGACCGAGTCCTTCGGCTGCATCACGCCGATGGCGCGGCAGATGGCCGAGAGCTCGCCGCGAGCGATCTTGACCGTCATCTCGCTCTTGTTCTCGAGGTTGAGGCGGGCCCAGACCAGTCGGCCCTTGAACTCGCCGTCGATGATCTGGAAGGTCAGCTGCAGGTACTTGCCGCCCCCGGTCTTGGTCGGCTTGAGCTCCGACTCGGATACGACGGCTAGGTACTTGCCCGCGGGGAGCGGGTCGAGCGCGACGGACGGGTCAACCTGGTTAGCGTCGAAGTTGTTCAGACTGGCCATGAGTCAGTTCCTTTGCGATTGGTGATGGACGGATGAGGGATGGACAACGGCAACGGCGCTCAGGCCGCGCCGGCGTTGTCGGTGGTGGGGGCAGGGGTGGCGACGGCAGCGGAGGGGTCCTCGCCGCGAACGAGCGCCGCGAAGACGCGGTAGTCCAGCGGGATCTCCTCGGGCAGACCCAGGCGGTTCTTGGCGACGTGCGCCGGGCGCTCGACGGTGCGGATGATCCGCTCGCCCGTGCTCACGCCGTTGTGCTTGGCCTTGTTGAACCCCTCGTCAACCTTGATGGTGTGGACCTTGTACGTGGCGAAGAGCACCTCGTCGGCCCACTCCTGCACGAGCGCCGACGCGAGCTTGTGAAGGCGCGGCGAGTAGCGGTCGTACGGCACAGTCTCGGGGTTCTCGAACTTCTCGATCTTGGCGTGCGCGATGAGGACCACCGTCATGCCGCGATCGCTGCGGAGCGCATCGAGCGCGCCGAGCACTGCACGCCACTTGTCGACCGCGAAGGCAAAGCCCTTCGCGTAACCAATCTTCTCGATGTTCTCGACGCTCTCGTCGGCACAGACCTCGCCCCAGATGAGGCGTTCGAGCCAATCAAGGCTGTCAATGACGACGGTGCGGTAGTCGTGGTCACCCGAGTACAGGGACTCGAGCGCCGCCATCACCTCGCCGAGGCTGCGGGCCAGCGGGAACGACTCGCAGTCGATGTCGGCCAGTCCGTCTTCGGTGGGAACAAAGATGGGCTTCTCGGCCATCGCGCCGAAGGTGCTCTTGCCGATGCCGTGAGTGCCGTACAGCATCACGCGGCGGGGACGGGCCTTGCGGCCCTTGCTGATCTGATTCAAGAGGGTGGCTGTTGCGGGAGCGAGCATGGGTTCTCCGTGGCTGCGGAATGCGGGATCGAGGCCCTCGGGCCAGACGTCGCTGGTGAAAGCACCCTGGCCAAGCCGGACGAGCGGGAGCACTCGATCGGGCTGGAGCGGCGTGGCGTGGGAGAGGGGCACGCCAGTACCCCTCTGCCCACGGCCGCCGCTTGTCGCGCGCTAGTTGGAATGCGGGTCCAGATCCGCGAGATAAACCCGCAGCTGCAACACGATCCGATTCACAGTTCCGCGGTGGACACCACGGGCCGCCGCGATCTCGGGGATCGACTTGCCGCACAGCAGATCACGTGCGATAGGCAGCAGATCGTCGGGGAGACGGTTGATGGCCGACTCAATGTCCAGACGGAGATCGACTTCGGAGACCGCGCTCCGCCGGCGCTCGACGTACTCCGCGCTCTCGGAGCCGAATGGCGGGAGCGGCTCAAGGCGTGCACGCCACTTCGCCTCGCGGCGGAGCTGCTTGCACTTGTTGCCGTACCACAGGTTCATGACGCCTTTGCAGTACGTCGTCTGCGATGCGATCGCGGGGTTGAAGCGTCGCATCGCACGGGTGATCTCGGCTGCCACCTCCTGGCGGAGATCGGCGATCTCCTCCGTCGAGAGTGCGAACAGCCGGCCCAGCCGATCGGTGCGGAACCGAATCTGCTGGACGGTGAGGGATGGGAAAGCGGACAGCCCGCTACGCTCGGCGCATGACAGCGCCACGTCTGCTGCGATCGAAGGCATGAAGCCTCCTCGATTCAGACATCGCCCGCAGGGGCCCGGCAGCAGCTCGGAGCGAGATGTGGATCAGTGGACGAGGAGGACAATCCTGCCGGGCAGCCGCTCCGGCATTCCCGGGGCTACACGCGGCGTAGCGGGCCGCTACATTCGGCGTAGCGGACTTAGAACTCCCACGGCGGAACGTCGACCGGCGCGTAGGTCATGACGGAGCCACGGAGAATGGCCCCGTCGATGTGAGCGCCGGCGGTCGGATGCCACTTCTTGATGATCTCAATGGTGCGGTCGAGGGCATTGCGCACCCGATCTCGCAGGCGCTTCTGGTCGGCGCTCTCGACCTTCATGCGATTGCCGAAGCGGGCCGCTTTGAGCTCGACGAGCAACTTCGCCTTCTCGTTCTCGGCGACACTCTTGGCGGTGGCGTCTTGGGCCTTGTCGGCAGCGGCAATGTCGGCGTCCAGCTCGTTCAATCGCTGCCAATAGGCGCTCGCTGCTTTTTTATCGAAAGCGGCCTCGGAGCGCGCCGACGGGATGTCCTTCATGTGCGGGCGGGCAATCGCGTAGAGCTCCGCCACCGTGAACCGTTTGTTCGGCGCGGATAGAAGAGCATGGACATACACCATCCCCACGCTCAGCTCGAAGTGCTTGTCGATGGATTCGTACCACAGCACCCAACCTTGACCCTTCTGGACAAGTTGGTGCGTGGGTGGCGGCGGTTCGACCGCGCCGGAGACGGGTGGGGCGCTCGCCGGAGCAGTGTTGGGATTCGGATCGTGAACCAATCGGAGCGTGCAGCTCTCGGGCAGCGTGCGCTTGACGATCTGGCTCATGTGCGTCTTGCCCGCTGTTTCGATAGCGCCGACGATCTGCTCGCCGTGTCGTTTGTAGAGCTCGAAGATCCGCTTGGCCGCGTCATCGACCGGTAGATCAATGTGGGGCAACGCCCGCACCGCCTCTCCGTAGCGGTTGTAGAACGCCGTGACGTCCATCGCAGCGACCTGCTGTGCGGTCTCCAGGTAGGACGCCAGCATGATGCGGGACTCACCCTCGTCCCGCGGGTCGGTCAACAGCTTGTGGCGGTACCGATCCTCCGGCTCGAACTGTCCCGCGCCGGCCGCGAGGACGGCGAAGCGACGGTCGATGCACTGCGAGCACACCCCACAGTGAGGCTGGTCCCTTCGGTACTTGCGGGTGTGAGTACAACTGATCGAGTAGTCGATCATCGCGCCGTGCCCGGCCTTGACGATGTCGGCCACGACGTCCGCCTTGGTCTTCCAGAGGAAGCGATTCTCCACGTCGAACTGCGTGTTCGTGACGAGGGAGAAGAACTTGCGCATGCACGCCAGCACACGCGGGTGTGTCGTGCGCGTCGCACGCGACCCAACCACCTGCGGGGACATGGGAAGGTTGAGACTGACGACACCGTTCTCGTAGAAGCGGATCGCGTTCAGGTCCGCCATGCGTGCCACCGCAACGGCGAACGAGGCGTATAGAAACGAGCGGGCTCGCTGTGTGTACTCCTTCTCCGTTCGATGCTGCTTGCTCGCACGCACTGTGATGAAGTGCGGACGGGGTCCACCGCTCGCGTTCGTGATCATGGACGTCAACGTGTGGTGCCGCTCCCGCATCGTTCCGGCCGAGGCGTGAGTGACCAGCAGTGCAGCCCGCTTGTCCCGCACGACCTCCTCGACAACACCGCCAAGCGAATCCAGACCGCCTGAAAAGAGCACCACCGACTCCGGAGGAGTCGGCTGCACGAGCTTTCCAAAGCTGAGGTATGAGTCGAGTGCTGGCGGGTTCTTGTACTGACTGAATGTGAACTCGTACTCGTCCTCCGAGAGAAAGCTGAGCAGGTCCATCAGCGCGTCGCCGACGGGAGCTGAGTTCCAGAGCGTGGGAACGCGAACGGGAATCTCAAAGCGCATCCGGCGACGCCAGTTGGCACCCATCGTTTCGACATCGTCGGCTCCGCGGCGGTTCATCTGGTCGGCCACGTAGACGAACGCGGCGATCTCGACCAGGTCAACCAGCGCCGGAGCGATGTCCTGGTGGAACTGGCGACCGATATCGTTGAGTTCGACTCGGACATTCTTGCCGTGGCCAGCGGTGCGGAGCTTGGCCACTCCCGCCACGGTGCCGGGGTGTGACGAGGCGGCCTCATTGCACGCGAACAGCATCTCTGGAGGGGTCACTTGTTACCCTCCTTGAGCTCGGCGACCATCTTCTTCATCGCCTGGTGCGCGAAGCCTTCGGCGTGCTTCCGGGTGATCCCTCCCGTGTCCTTGTTCTTCCAGTTCTGCTTGGACTGCCAATCCCCGGCGAACTTCTGCACGATCACGGATGCCTGGCGGCAGTGCGTGTCCATCGCCTGGTCGAACGCAGCCTTGGCCGCGAGGTTGGCGAAGCGCTGGCCTTGGCCGACGTGGTTGGCACACTCCCGGCTTGCGTAGAACTGCAGCACCTTGTTGGTCAACTGCCCGAAGAACTGCTTACCCAGGTCGCCGAAGTTCTTCTCCGTTCCGAGATCGCGGAATGCTCGCTGTACGTCTTGCGCGGTCGCGCCAAAGAGCGACGAGGCCCGCTGCGTCACGAGCTGATTGGTCACCTCGACCGCAGCGGTCTGGGCCATCTCCCCCAGGTCCGTGCGGCCCTTGTTGTTGGGCATAGCCCGATCGACGTTCTGCGAAACGGCGCTGAGAATCGCCGGGAGGCTCGGGTTGTCGGGCACGTTGAACCCGCGGGCACGAAGCCCGGCGGCGAAGTCCGTCTCGCGGGCTGCCTGCGTCAACTGCGTGAGGGACCAGAACGCCTCGACGAGGCCGGGGTGGTGCGCCGAGGCCATGAGACCGGTCTCGGCTGCGCAAATGATCGCGTTGGCGATTTGGTCAGCGCCGGCACCGGCAGCGATGAGGCCGATCACCTCTCGCCACTTGCGCGATCTCGGTAAATATCCTAACCGGGTATGTCCCATCTCGGTGGCCTCACGACCACGAGATCAGAGCACGCTGCTCCGCCTTCACTGGCAGGTCGCTGTTATTGGTATCGACCGGCGGGGGTCATGTCTTCACGCCGGCCCGCCCACACAAATAGATGCTCCATCGGCTCTGGTCTGATAATGCCGTCTCCAGAGGCTCCGCTGGGCAGTCCATTCCACCTCGGCGGCGATGGGGCGAAGGTCGTGTTCGGTGATCGGATCGCGGCCCGCTCGAACCGGCGGCAGGTCGAGAATCGCTTCCTGAAGGTCTGGGGCAAGGTGGAGCAGGTTCATGATCTGGGTGACACGGGCGCGGGTGACGTGGCCGACGGCGGCGAGATCAGCCTGCGTCGAGACGCTGCCCTCCCGAACCAGCGCGTCGAAGCGGAGCGCCAACGCCATCAGCCTGGCGACGCGGGGAATGCGCCCCGACAACGGCGTTGGAGCCGAGCCCGGCTGCTCGGACGCCGCACGACCGCGCCCGCCAACGACGAATCGTGCCGTGGTGGTGATCGACTGGCGTGCGGGATGGCGTTCAACTGAGTCGGGTGGGTTGGTCATGGCAGCGCCGTGTCCGGTGCGGACTCTGCTCCGGGGTGAAAGGTGATGGAAACGTTCTGCGACTGGCCGTCATACTCGACAGTGGCGATCACGACGTGGAGGAACTCTGCCTTCTCGGCGAGGGTCATCGCGCCCCACACGCCGTCGAACGCCTCGACGGCCCCGACCACCTCGTCCTCGTCGATCAGGCGGTCGGCGTCGAGGTCAATCTGCCAGGCCAGGGCCGTCAGCGTCCGACGAACACGCTCGACCTCCCGGAGTGTCGCTGACGTCTGCTCCTCGCCTGACAGTCGTTCAAGCACACCTTGCAGCCGTGTGCGTTCCGCGACGCGGAGGTCCGCCGCCTCGCGCAACAGATCCAGCGCCCGGGCGACGACGGCACGCATCGACAGGTCATTGACGAGGACGGCCTTGACCTGCTCGATGACGAACGTCTCGAGGGCAGGCCCGGGAAGGGACGGCGCAGCGCAATGTTCCCGCCCGCGCTTCACCGCGTTGGAGCAGACGTAGTAGCGGTAGCGGACGCGCGAGCCGTCGGGCTTCTTCTTCGATGCACTGCTCGGGCACATGGCGCACCCGCACCCCTTGCACCGTACCAACCCGCCGAGCAGTGAGCCGGTCGAGTTCTTGACGCTCGCCCCGCCGCGCTCCGCTGCCAGCTTCAGTTGGGTCTGTACGCGGCGAAAGAGATCCTCGTCGACGATGGCCTCGTGCTCGCCGTCGTAGACCGCTCCGTTGTGGGGCACCTTGCCAACGTAGAGGGGATTGCGGAGGAGCCGCGAGATGATCGTCTTGTCGAATGCCCGGTTGCCGACGACGCGCCCGGCGGTCGTCGTCCAGGTCTTGGTTGACCACCCCCGTGCGTTGCACTCGTCGGCGACGTGCATGATGCTTCGTGCCTCGAGGTACAACTCGAAGATCCGTCGAATCCGCTCCGCCTCGGCCTTGTTGACTACCAACCGCCGACCCGTGAAGGGCGGTGGGTAGGGCACATAGTCGTACCCGAGGATCGGCTTGCCGAGGGCGTACTTCCCCTTTCGTCGCGCCGCCGCGATCTTGTCCCGCGTCCGCTCGGAGATGATCTCTCGCTCGAACTGTGCGAACGACAGGAGGATGTTGAGCGTCAACCGCCCCATCGAGTGGGTCGTGTTGAACTGCTGCGTCACGCTCACAAACGAAACGCCCTTGCGGTCGAACAGCTCCATGAGCCGCGCGAAGTCCATCAGCGACCGGCTGAGGCGGTCCACCTTGTAGACCACGACGCAGTTGACCTTCCCGGTCTCGATATCGGCCATCAGGCGCTTGAGCGCCGGGCGCTCGATGTTCCCGCCGGTGAACCCGCCGTCGTCGTATTTCTCGGGGAGGCACTGCCACCCCTCGTTCTTCTGGCTGGCGATGTACGCGATCGCGCTCTCGCGCTGGGCGTCGAGGCTGTTGAACTCCTGGTTGAGCCCCTCCTCGGTGCTCTTGCGGGTGTAGATGGCGCAGCGGATCGATCGCGGCCCCGGCGTGGGCGCTCCGTTCGCACCCGCGGAACCGTTCGCGGCGGCTCGGCGCGAGCGTTGTGACGTGGCAGTAGTCATACGGCCCCCTTCTTGGTCAGCCCGAAGAACAGAAAACCGTTCCAGTGCGAACCGGTGATCGCTGTCGCCACCGCCGACAGTGAGCGGTACACCTTCCCCTCGTACTCGAAGCCTTGGGGGAGCACCGTGACCTCATGCTCCTTCTCCTTGAACACCCGGCGAAGGACGGAGCCGGGCGCAGGCAGGCGATCGTTGCCCGCCGAGGCGATCCGTCCGGTGATAGTCACCAAGCGGGTGCCGGTACGGACGGCCTCGGCGGGTTCCCCGTCGCTGGGGGGCCGGACCCGGACGTCGACATCCCGTGCCAACTCGGCGGCACGCCGCCGCGCCCGCTCGGAAAGATCTCCCTCCGCCAGTGACTGGATTCGCCAGGCCACGCGGCGGAACAGCCATTGGCGGTTCCCGGATGTCGTCGGCTCGCCGAAGGCGTCGGCGTAGCGGTCCCGGAGCCGCGACACCGGCATTTGGCGGAGTTCTTCGATCTGTTGCGGGATGGTCCTCGTCGCGGTTGGGGGGGCGTGCGTGGGGGGCGTCATCGGCGGTCAGGCTCCTTCAGGTCACATCGCGGCGCGTTCTCCGGTTCGGAACGGTCGCGTTCACCCGTAGGCACACTGAGGGCTGGCTGATCCGAAACGTCAAGTCCCGCCGCGTCAGAACTGGCATGCTCGATGGTTGGCCCCGGGACCGGGCAGTTCGCATCGATGAGCCGCGCTGTAGCCGCCGCCAGCAACTCGACGGCGCGAGCTGGTAGGCGGAGCGCGGCCCCGTCGCCAATCGTCAGGATGTTCTTGGTTCGCGGATGTGGCATGCGGCGAGGACTCGATGCCCTCGTCACTACCCCTCTGCTAACCAGCCGGGTTTGTCGCGCATTACGAGTTGGCGTCAGCCAAAAGCAGCTCGGCCTGCTCGATCACCGTCTGCGTCGCCTTCTCCTGCTTGTCAGGCGGATAGCCGTACTTGCGGAGGATGCGCTTGACGATGACCCTCAGCTTCGCACGGACGGATTCTTTGATCGTCCAATCGATGCTCGTGTTTGCTCTTACAGACTGCACCAGCTCGCGGGCAATCTGCTGGAGCGTGGGCTCTCCTAGCACCCTTACAGCGGTGTCGCTGACTTCGAGCGCGTCATAGAACGCCAGTTCGTCGATGGTCAGCCCGAGCGTCTCGCCCCTCTTGTCGGCTTCGCGCATCTCCCGGGCCAACTCGATCAGCTCCTCGATAACCTGAGCCGCCTCGATCGAACGATTCTGGTAGCGCCGGATCGCCTGCTCGAGCAACTCCGCGAACGACCGCGCCTGCACGACGTTCCGCTTGCCACGCAGTTTGATCTCGCCCGCGAGGAGCTTTCGGAGCAACTCCACCGCCAGGTTCCGCTGCGGCATGCCCTTCACGTCCGCGAGAAACTCCTCCGACAGCACACCGATGTTCGGCTTGTTCAGCCCCGCAGCGGCGAAGATGTCGAGCACCTCCTCCGACGCGACCGCTCGGCTGACCAGTTGGCGAAGGGCCAGCTCGACATCTTCCGGCGACCGTTGCTTCTCGCCGATAAACTTCGTCAGCGCCGCCCGCACCGCCTGAAAGAACCCCACATCATCCCGGATTCGCAGCGTCTCCTCGTGCGGCACCGCCAACGCGAACGCCTGCGACAACTCCTTGACCGCGAGCAGAAACACTGCCTTGCCGTCTTTGGCCTTGAGCACGCGCTCCTGGGCCGCCGGCAAGAGAGACAGTCGCTGCTGCGGCGTCCCGGTCTTCCAGTGCGACCAATCGAATGGTGCCTCAGCCGGTGCCCCCGACGACTTCGTGAACACCTCGCAGCACCGTTCGTGCGCCGCCAGCATCGCGGCGACCGCGTCCTCCTGGTCGATCTTGATGTCTTTGCCCGCGCCGCCGCTCTCGGTGTACGCGGCGAGCGCCTGCTTGAGTTCGTGGGCCAGGCCGAGATAGTCCACCACGAGGCCGCCGGGCTTGTTGCCGAAGACCCGGTTGACTCGGGCAATCGCCTGCATCAGACCGTGGCCCTTCATCGGCTTGTCCACGTACAGCGTGTGCAGGCACGGCGCATCAAAGCCCGTGAGCCACATGTCGCGGACGATGACGATGCGCACGCCGTCTTTCGGGTCCTTAAAGCGGTTCGCAAGTTCCTCTCGCTTCGACTTCGTGCGGATGTGCTCCTGCCACTCCGCTGGGTCCGATGCTGAACCCGTCATCACGACCTTCATCACGCCTTTGGCGTCGTCGCTGCTGGCCCACTCGGGCTTGAGCTTGGCAATCGCGTTGTAAAGGTCCACGCAGATCCGCCGGCTCATGCAGACGATCATCACCTTGCCCGCGTCCCCGGTCTCGGCGAACATCGCATCAAAGCGGGCCTGAGAGTGCTTGACGATGTCATCGGCCACGAGTGCCACCCGCTCGGCGCTGCCGACGATCGCCTCGATTGCCGCCCACTTGGTCTTCAGCGCCTGCTTGCGATCGACTTCCTCGCCCTCGGTGGCCTCCTCGAACTCCTCGTCGAGTTTCGGAATCGCGGCGTCGCTCAGGCGGACCTTTGCGGTGCGGGCTTCGTAGTAGATCGGGACCGTCGCTTTGTCCTCGACGGCACGCTGGATGTCGTACTTGCTGATGTAGTCGCCAAACACCGCCCGCGTACTCGCGTCGGTCTTTTCGATGGGCGTGCCCGTGAACCCGATGAAGGACGCGTTGGGAAGCGCATCCCGCATCGCCCGGGCCAACCCATCCACGAAGTCGTACTGGCTCCGATGCGCTTCGTCGGCAATGACGACGATGTTCCGCCGCGTCGAGAGCGCCCCCCCTCCCATCCCGTTCACGCCGCTTTCAGTGTCTGGCAGGAACTTCTGGATCGTCGTAAACACCACGCCGCCCGCCGCAACGCTTAGCTTTGCGCGCAGATCCTTCCGATCCTCCGCCTGGACCGGCTTCTGGCGGATCACCTCGTGGCAGCGGGCGAACGTTGCGAACAACTGGTTGTCGAGGTCGTTGCGGTCGGTCAGCACGACGATCGTCGGGTTCTCCATCTCGGGCCGCGCGATCACCCGGCCCGCATAGAACGCCATCGTCAGACTCTTCCCCGACCCCTGCGTGTGCCAGACAACGCCGACCTGGCGGTTACCATGCTCCGCCGATGCCCGCACCGTCTCATCCACGGCCTTGTTCACCGCGTGGAACTGGTGATAGCCCGCGACCTTCTTCGTCGCCCCCCCACGCGGCAGCGCCACGCCCCCCGAGCCCGCCCCTGATGAAGTCGAGTCCTCGAACACCACGAAGAACCGGACCAGGTCGAGCAGTCGCCGCATCTCAAACACGCCCTCGAGCACGACCTGCAACTTCGCCATGCTCGCGGGTGCGAGCGCCTCGCCCTCGATCGTCTTCCACGGCATGAACCGCTCGCGGTCGGCGCTGAGCGTGCCGACCCGAGCTTCCAGGCCGTCGGAGATCACGAGCAACTCGTTGTACGCGAACAGCGCCGGGATCTGCTGCTTGTACGTCTGGAGCTGGTTGAACGCCTGCCAGATGTCCGCCCCCTCATCGGCGGCGTTCTTCAGTTCGATCACCGCGAGCGGCAGACCATTCAAGAACACCACAATGTCGGGCCGGCGTGTGTGCTGGCCTTCGGTCACTGTGAACTGGTTCACGGCGGCCCAGTCATTGTTTGACGGATCGTCAAA